CCGTGGAGTTGGCCCATTTCAACATGGTCCACCTGTCGAGCCACTCGACGGAAATACTGGAGCGGGTGGCTGAGTACGCAAGGGACGCCACGTCCGCGCACCACGAATGGGCGTTGAAGTTCATGGCGGAGCGTGCGCTGCCGCTGAAGCTCGCGCAGGACGCGCAACTGGACGCGGCGGGGTTGTCCGAGCGTGGTGCCGCGCCGAGAGCGCCGGAAGTCCACATCCACGTCAACGCCGCAGGTCCCGTGCGCCAGAGCGACATCATCGACGCGATTCCCGTAGATGGGCCGACTGTCAACACCGCGTCGTAGACTCTTTCGTTCAGTCTTTGCGGAGCGATACGTATGGGTAAGCCGACTCAGCATGATGGGAAGGCCGCGCCGGATGCGGCCACGGCGACTCCCGCTGTGGCTGATGAGGCTGAGGAAGAATTTGCGGACCTGATGGCCGACTCGACGCTGGACGACTCCTCGGAATTCGCCTCGCTGGCGCCGGAACTGTGAAAGCCTTGCAGACCGGCGTGTGCTACGTGTGCAACCAGCCGGTGGCGCTGCACGGCTGCGTCTATGACGTGGCCGGTGCGCGACACGCGAACTGCACACCGCGCGTCCGGCCGCCGCTGAAGGAGTTCAAGTTGTTCCCGCCCAAGCGTCTCGGAGAGGACCCGGTGGTGGATGGTGACTAGATCGGGGGCGGGGTGGAGGTAGCGAAACTCGACTTCGGACTTCACCCTGCACAGTTGGAAGTTTTCAACAGCAAGGCGAGGTTCGTGGCGGTGGCGGCGGGGCGGCGGTTTGGCAAATCGGACTTGGCCGCGAAACGCGCCATCGTCCGTGCCTTCGACGCACGCAACACGCAGAAAAAGCACGTCTGGCTGGTGGGTCCGGTGCAGCCGCAGATGAAGCAGATTTACTGGGACCTGCTGCTGCGCCTGACGGAGCCGGTGAGGAAGGCGTTCCACATCAACGACGGCAACATCACGCTGATCAACGACGTGACGATTGGACTGCGCGGCGCGGATCGCCCCGACAACATGCGGGGCACGGGCCTGTGGGACGTGACGCTGGACGAATTCGCCGACATGAAGCCGCAAACGTGGGAGTCGATCCTGCGCCCGGCGTTGTCGGATGTAAAAGGCACAGGGCTTTTCATCGGTAGCCCGAAGGGGCGTAATCACTTCTACCATCTGTGTCAGGCGGCGCAAGCCGACACGACGGGGGAGTGGCAGTATTTCCACTACACGACGCTGGACAATCCGTTCATCGACCCGGCCGAAGTGGAAGCCGCCAAGCGCACGATGTCCTCTTCGATGTTTCGCCAGGAGTACATGGCGTCCTTCGAGACGGGCGGCAGCGACATCATGAAGGCCGACTGGCTGAAGTACAACCCGGAGGAGCCGAAAGAGGGGATGTACTTTGTCTCGGTGGACTTGGCGGGCTTCACGCAGGACGATGGCGGGCCGAAATCGCTGTATTCGAACCTGGACAGGACGGCGATTTCGGTCGTGAAGGTGAACGGGGACAACGGCAAGTGGTGGGTGAAGCGCATCGAGGCGGGCCGATGGGACGTGGAGGAGACGGCATCGCGGATCATCTCGACGCTGGCCGAGGTCAAGCCCACCGCGTTCGGCATCGAGAAGGGCGCGCTGTACCGTGCGGTGGCCCCGTACCTTGAGAAACTGGCCGCGCGCAAGGGAATGCCGGTTCGGGCGATTCCGCTGACGCACGAAAACCAGAACAAGACGAACCGCGTGATGTGGGCGCTGCAAGGACGGTTCGAAAACGGCATGATCGAGTTGAATCCGGGGGCGTGGACGCGCGATTTCGAGGACGAGTTCATGCATTTCCCCTCGAAGCTGGTGAAGGACGACATGATCGACTCGCTGGCCTACGTGGATCAACTCGTGAAGAACTACGTGTTTGGCGATTTCGCCGAGCAACCGCAGGAGAACTACTGGAAACCGCTGGATCGGCGGGCCGGGTTCTAAGGAAAGGTGACGAATGGCGATGAATGACATGGCAAGGAACGCATACTCGCTTCGCGGCGACGCTGCGATTGGGTCGGGCCAAGCCAAGATCATCGACAATCCGAACGATTCCCTCGTTGCGGTGACGGCCGAGTACAACAAGCCGCGCGATGCGGGCAGCGAACTGTGTTCGTGGGTCATGTCCCGCGTGAATCAGTGGATCGACCACCGCCGCGCGAACTACGAGTCCGATTGGGACGAATACGAGCGCCTCTGGCGGTCGATTTACGCCCCGGAGGACCGCAAACGGCCCACGGAACGCTCGAAACTGATCGCGCCCGCGCTGTCCGAAGCGGTCGAAAACTGCGTTGCCGAGGTCGAGGAGGCCCTTTTCGGGCGCGGCGACTTCTTCGACCTGATGCCGGAGGCGACCGACCCCGAAGTGATGGCGCAGGCACTGGAAAAGAACAAGATCGCGCTGAAAGAGGACCTGTCGCGCACCGACTACGTGATGAACATCGGCGAGTGCGCGCTGAACGCAGCCGTTTTCGGGACCGGTATCGCGGAAATCCTGGTGCAGAAGCAGATCGTGCGCGACGTTTCGGCGGCGGTGGACGAGATGACGGGTCAGATCGCGCCGAAAGTCGAGCAGCGCGAGGTCATGCAGACCCCGATGCGCTCCGTTCACCCGCGCAACTTCGCCATCGACCCGAATGCGCGCGGAATCGACGATGCTCTCGGCGTTGCCATCGAGGAATACGTCGGCTCCCACCTGATCCGCAAGGGCCAACGCTCCGGTGAGTACCGCGATGTCGAAATCGGTACCGATGCGGGCGACAGCGAGATCACTCCAGACAAGCAAGTGACCAACGAGTACGTGTACGACAAGACTCACGTCGTGCGCTACTACGGTTTGGTGCCCGAAAGCCTGCTTGCCAAGATGGAAGGCGAGTACGCGGGCGAGAACGTGGTCGAATTGTTCCCCGAGGAGGGCGAGGAAGGCCCGTCTAGCACCGAACCCGTGGATAGCGACATGGTCGAGGCCATCGTCGTCATCGCCAACAAGAGCACCTGCCTGAAGGCGGTGCGAAACCCGTTCCTGATGGAAGATCGCCCAGTCGTAGCGTCGCAATGGGACGTGGTTCCGGGGCGTTTTTGGGGTCGCGGGGTGTGCGAGAAGGGCCTGACGCCGCAAATCGCTCTCGATGCCGAAATTCGCGCCCGAATCGACGCCTTGGCGTACACGGCGGCGCCCATGATGGCGATGGACGCCTCGCGTCTGCCGCGCGGCTTCAAATTCGAGGTGTATCCGGGCAAATCGCTCCTCACCAACGGGAATCCGAAGGAAATCTTCAACCCGATGCGCTTCGGGGAGATCGACAGCAACACTTGGCAGCAGGCGCAGGCGCTGGATCAGATGGTGCAGCGTGCAACGGGGTCGATGGACGGCGTTGCGATGGCGCAGAGGGGCGTCGGAGGCGAAGCGCGCTCCGGTGCCGTCTCGATGTCCCTCGCGGGCATCGTGAAGCGCCACAAACGCACGCTGATGCGCTTCGTGGACGGTCTGCTGATCCCATCGCTCCGCAAGATCATGTGGCGGCAGATGCAGTTCAACACCGGGCGCTACATTCCGGTGAATTTCACGTTCAATGCCACGTCCACGATGGGCATCATGCAGCGCGAGTACGAAACCTCGACGCTGGCGCAACTTCTGTCCACGATGGACCCGAAATCGCGCGAATACAAGATGCTCCTGATCGGCGTCATCGCCAACACGGGCCTGAACAGCCGCGCGACCATCATCGACATGCTGCGCCAGCAGATCGAGCGCGAAGCGGCGATGGAACAGCAGGCGATCCAGGCGCAGGCCGCCGTTCCGCCCGTTGACCCGGTGGCGCAGCAGATCGCCATGATCAACGCGGAACTCGACATCGCGGAGAAGAAGAACAAGATCGTCAAGCTGAACGCCGAGACGCAGAAACTGATGGCCGAGACGCATCAGATCGAGCAGGAGAACCAACTGGAGGCGCTCAAGATCGCCACCAAGGGCCTGTACGCGCTCGATCCCGAGGAGCAGTCGCGCGAGTTCGACAAGCGGTACAAGATCGCGCAGATCGCGCTGGAGGAGAAGAAGATCAGCGAGAAGGCTGCGGATCGCCTGTCGAACGAGAACATCACGCTCACTCAGATGTCGGTATCGGCAGCGACCAACAGCCGTATCGCCAAACTGGAGAAGGAACTGGAGAAGTCCCGCGCGCCTCGGGGCATCTCGCTGGTAAAAGGCCCTGACGGGCGCACAATCGGGTTGCAGGTCGGGACGCCGCAGCCTGTCTCTGGAAGTGTCCCGCCCACCCAAGGACCGGAGGTTAGCCAATGAGTGCAACGAACGTATTCGAGAACGGCCTTCTCTCGCTGATCTTCGAGAATGCCAACTACGCCAACGTCGGAGATGCTACGGGTCTGCGAGGCTCTACGACTGCTGGCTCGTTCTACATCAGCCTGCACACCGCGAACCCGAACGAAACCGGCTCGCAGACCACCAGCGAAGCGGCGTACACCAGCTACGCGCGGCAAGCAGTGGCGCGGTCCACTGCGGGTTGGACGGTGGCTTCCGGCGTCGCCGACAACGACTCGGCGATCAACTTCCCGGCCGCGACGGGCGGCTCGGAAACCGAGACGCACTTCGGCATCGGGTCGGACGTGTCGGCTGCGGGCAACCTGTTCCTGTGGGGTGCGCTCACTGCTGGTTTGGCCGTCAGTACCGGCATCACGC